AAACCTGTAAAAACATTACCCTCATTGTCAATATTAAGAAATATGGGTAAACCTGTAAAAACATTACCCTCATTGTCAATATTAAGAAATATGGGTATTGATACTGATACTGTTAAAGATAAAGCAGAAAGGTTAAGAAAATATAATTTACGCAAAAAAATTGAGTTTGATATTGAGCAAGAACAAAAAGAAAAAAAGCAATTGTTAATTTATATTGATAAATATGGTCAAGATGAAAAATTCTGGGAATTTAGTGCTTTATCAGTTTTCTTAACGGACAACCCATTTAATGAAAGTTATCAATATTGCAATACGATATACAATAATGTACAAGAAGGATGTTTATGTACGCTTGTTGGTGTTATTGCTAAAATTCAAAAGAAAAAAAGACCGATATAAAAATCAATTCGCATTTATCAATTTATACTCAACAAACGGTATTATAGAGGTGACTGTTTGGAGTTCAGTATATAAAAGATATATTGATTTTCTCAATAGAGGTGAGAGAGTAGTTTTAAAGTGTTGTAAAAGATCAAAGGATTGTTGTGAGGTACAAGCTGTTAAATCATATAACAGATGGTTATTTGAAAAAAGAAATACATTAGATAAGAAGGAGGTGGGTTAATGTCAAACAAAGATATTATGTGTTTTCAAGCTGAAATATGTCAAGAACGATATTATAATGAAAATTCTTGTTGGGGAGTTTATACATTTAAGACACAAGACGAAATTAAATATTTTAACGGAAATCCAAAAGAATATATAAGTGATGAAGGTAAATCAACATATTATTATTCTGTTTTATGTGGTGAAATGCAGCAATTGTTTGGTGGATGCATATATAGCATTGAAGCTACTCCTGTATATAATAAAAAATATAATTGTTGGCAATATCAACCTTTGTCAGTTAAAGAAATTAATCAATGTTCAGAAAAAAACCAATATAATTTTCTTGTATCAATTTTATCTGAAAAGCAAGCAGATTCTTTACTTTCGGTATATCCTGATATTGTACAAAGGGTGATGGAAAATAAAGATGTTGATATTAATAAAGTTAAAGGTATTAATGATGACAAATGGCAACTATGCAAACAGAAAATCATAAATAATTATAGTATGAAAGATATTTTGGCACTATTATCTCCTTATGGTATTAGTAACACTATATGTCAAAAACTAATATCTCTTGAAAGTCAGCCTGAATTGTTAAAACAAAAGATATTTAAAAATCCTTATGTAATTACCAAAGTAAAAGGGTTAGGATTTAAAAGGGCTGATGGAGTGGCTTTAAAAATAAGACCAGATTTAAAAAATTCACTTGAAAGAGTTACTGCATTTCTTAAATATTATTTTAGTGTACTTGGCGAGGAAAGTGGTAATACTTATATTGATTTTCAAAAATTAAGAGAAGATGTCATTGATAATATCCCAGAGTGCATTAACGAATTTGATGATTTTATAACTTCACAAAGGCAGTCTAAAAACTTTTTATGGATTGATAATAACAATGTAGGGTTGAGGAAATATTACGATAAAGAAATGGCTGTTCTTGAAACTGTCGTAAATTTAAATAATGGAACTGTAATGAATATTGATGAAAGTTATGTGGATAAAGTAATTCGGGACGCTGAATTATCGCAAGGATTTGAGTTTGATGCGACACAACTTGATGTAATTAGGGGTTCATTAAACAAGCCTGTCGTGCTAATTACAGGTAAAGCAGGTACAGGTAAGACGAGTATTACAAGAGCTTTACTTGATATTTACACATATAATAATATGGAAATTAGATGTTGTGCATTATCAGCTAAAGCAGCTCAACGAATTACAGAAGCCACAGGGTACAAAGCAAGTACAATTCACCGTTTATTAAAATATCAACAAGATAGTGATTCTTCAATAGAAGAGCAGTTTAAATATAATTCACATAATTCTTTGCCAATTGATGTTTTATTTATTGATGAGTTTTCTATGATTAATGTGCCATTGGCATTGTCAATATTGTCAGCCGTTAAACAAGGTACAAGAGTGATTATCTGTGGTGATAATCGACAACTTCCTCCAATTGGCTACGGTAATGTTTTTAATGACCTTTTAGAATTTTCAAATAAATTCACTATTTATAAACTACATAAAGTACATAGGCAGGCTGAAAAGTCTGGTATTTTAACTAATGCCAATAAGATAAGAGATGGTATTGATCCTATTCCTCGTAAAGAAATGCGGATGGTAGTTGGCGACAATAAAGATTTAATTTATCAATTCCGTACCAATAGAGAAGGTTTAAGGGATATAGGCATAAAGTCTTATTTAAACGCTGTTAATAAATTTGGAATTGACAATGTAGTGATAATCACCCCACGAAAGAGTGATTGTATTAACTCCACTGCCGAAATTAATCAAATTATTCAAAATAATTTATTACCAAATGCACCCAGCGTTAAAACTATTAATGGTATATTAAAAGTGGGTGCAAAGGTGATTCAAAGAGTTAATAATTACGATAAAGATATTTTTAATGGTGAAATCGGCTATGTCACAAGTATTACGCATATAAAGCAAGATAAGACGAACAAACAAAGTAAGAGTATATGTGTGTCAGTTGAATACAATAATTTATTAGGTGAAAACTTAAAAAAAACGGTTAATTACATTGATTCAGAAGTGAATGAAGTGCAACTTGCTTATGCTTTAACAGTGCATTTAAGTCAAGGTAGTGGTTATGACTGTGTAATTGTCATTATAGACAATACCGATTACATTTTATTAGACAATTGTTTATTGTACACTGCTCTTACAAGAGCTAAAAAGAAATGTATGCTTTTAGCAGAACCATCAGCATATAAACAGGCATTGAGAAAAAATTATTCATTAAGTAGAAAAACATGGTTAAATCTATTGACAAATTAATATGTATGGTATATAATATATGTTGTAAATCACAAGAATACAAATGACGGTCACATCTTGATTAAATTGATAATGAGCGTCTAAATATTAAACGAATAATACACATATTGTTAGATCTTAAACGATATGTGATGTATTATTTTACCTATATTAACCGTCACTTGTAATTAGACCAAATGTATTATGGAACATAAATTAAAAAATGTAATTAAGAAAGGTGATTGAATGAGACAAAAAATTGAACTTGTTACGCTTAAGGATGTATCTGATTTTACAGAAGCTGTAAGTCAGATTGACGAAGAAGTAACTCTTATCGGTAAAGACGAAAACGGCAAAGATTGGTCTATCAGTGGTAAATCATTTCTTGCAAGTCTTGTTCTTGCAAACGGTGTTGAAAGAGCAAAAACCAAAGCAGCACATAATGTTGATTGGAATACCATTACTTGTGTGTGCGACAAGGATATTTACTCAGTAATTAGTAAGTGGGCAGTAGGCTCAGTTATGGAGTAAGTTATGGAAAACAAAATACATAGGACAGTAATGTTACACATTCAGCTTCAGCGAGATGATTTTGACGATTTTCTTCACATAACAGATGAATTAATGAGTGGCATTATTGAGGTAGCGCAAGGCAAGGAAGTGTTGTCTGGTAAAAGTCTACTTGGATTAATGCTTATAGACACAAATAAGCCACAAACACTTATTATCAGAGGGTTTTTCACTGATGATTATGTGGATAAATTTAGAAAATGGGAAATTAAGGAAGGGTGATTATATCCGATTTGGTAAGAAGATAGCAAGTTTATGGGTAATGTTAGGTATGATGTTTGGCTTTTCGGCTTGTGGAGAACCAAACATCTCCACCCCCGACACTGCAACACGAGATACAGCTACTAAAGATACGGCAGTCAAATCAACAACGCAACCTACAACCGTGCAAGTCACAACAGAATCAACAACAGTAAAACCAACTGAGAAAACTAAAAAAGACAAGAAGAAGGTTAAAACAACCTCTCCCCCTACAGAACCGCCAACAGAAAAAACTGAAGTTCAAGCAGGTACAAAAACTATTACAAAATCAAATAATACATATAACACATCGTCAGATGAGGTAGATTTGTTGGCAAGAGTAATTTATTGCGAAGCGGGTAATTGTAGCGAGTATTGTCAGTGGTTGGTAGGTTCAACGGCAATGAATTTAGCTGATTGTAACGGTGGATTGAGAGCAGTAGCTTTTGATTATAATACATTCAATGTGGCAGGTATTCTTTACACGAGAGATCCGAGCGAGTTGTCTTATTCGGTTGCTCAAAGGATATTAAGTGGTGATCGAGATTATAATGTCAAAGCGTTCAGAATGAGTTATTATCATTCATTTGGAGCACCGTATGCAGTGGTAGATAATGTTTATTTCAGCAGTTACTAAAAGGAGGCAGTGATGGCTGTTAAATCAATTGTATTAGTTCTCGGAGCTTCAGGCTCTGGCAAGGATTACTTAGTAGACAAAGTTTGTAAGAAATATAATCGCAAAAAGGTTGTGTCTTATACGACAAGACCAAGAAGAGATAATGAATCTCCAAACTCACATATTTTTGTGACAGATGAGGAATTTGATAAACTGACCAATATCGTGGCTTATACCGAATTTAATGGCTATAGATATTGTGCAACTCAACAGCAAATTGATGACGCTGATTTTTACATAATTGATCCGAGGGGACTTGAAGATTTCAAGAATAATTACAAAGGCGATAAACTAATTGAATCTGTATTGATAGATTGCCCTGCTGTTGAAAGATTCTTGAGAATGAAGAAAAGGTATAAAGACAGCAAAACAGGAACTGTAAAAGCTATGGAGCGTATTATTAACGACCGTAAAGAGTTTGAAGATGTTGAAGAAAAAGTTGACTATGTGATCTCAAATCGCACCGAGGAAGATGCTCAAAACTGTATGTTCTTTCTTAAAGCAATGCCAGAAGCTACAGAGCAGATGAACAGAATTGTAGAAGGACAGGCAAAATATGACAAAGAGAAAATACAATGCAGTTAATAGAGGTGAATTAAATGATTGATTGCTCAAAAACTGAAAATTACTTTGCTGAAAAGAAAAGAATGATAAAAAGAGCTGGAATTGGGGTATGTCGCATTAAATGTGAGGACTGCCCTTTAGGTATTACGAATAATGGCATGAATGTTCTGTGTTCCGAACTGAAACGCTTTATCCTGAAAAGGCAACAGAAATAATTCAGAGATGGAGCAATGCACATCCGCAAAAGACATTTGTTACGGAGTTCTTGAAGAATTATCCCTGTGCAGTAGTCAATGGTGATGGAATCCCTAATTCAGTTTGTCCGTATGACTTAGGCTGATGGATAAGCATGATTGTAGAAAAACCTGCATTGAATGCTGGAATCAGCCTATTGAGGACGATGAAACTAAATGAGAATCTATCAATGCGATAGTTGTAAAGAAATTATCTCAGATCCATACAAAGTTGGAATGAAGGAATTCTATCTGGGAGTTGATATTGATTGCCTTAGCGGAATTGCAATTCCTGTCGAAAGCAGGAGAAGAGTGAAAATACATCTATGTGATGAATGTTTTAAGGGGCTGAATCTCATTGGTGAATTGGTCCCGAAAAAGCCGAAGAAGGGGGACGGTGAAGAAAGTGGCTGAATTAAAAATCCGTGAGATGCGTGGTTACTATGCATTGGATATACCTAATTGTAATGGTAATGATTTTATATTCTCATTATTTTTCAATTCGAAACGAAATGCCGAAACAGTTGGGCATATTATCGAAGTTGACAGTAGTAAACCCAACGAAGCAACCGTGTGTGATATGTAAGAGATTAAGCACGGAAGTTGGGAATATGACAGCGAGGGTGTCGGTTATGCAAATTATTTATGTTCTGAGTGTAAAAATTTTCTCACTTTTTACGAGGACATTGATTTGTATCCATATTGCCCTTACTGCGGAGCCAAAATGGATAAGGAGTGAAAGCAATGACAAGAAATGAACTTGAAAGGTATTTAGGCAGATGTGTGACAATTACTCTTTTGGATAACACTGTAATTGAGGGTACTTTACATAAGACGGGTGAAAAAGCCTTTGAAAACGATCCTAATTTATCAGTACCGGTTAATTTTTATTTTTGCATTGATGTAAATAATAAAGTAGTTAAAAATACCGCATTCAGAGTATCACACATCCGGAGAATCAGTTGTTGCGAAAAGTTAATGACAAACTTTGAAAAAATCAAACAGATGTCAATTGACGAAATGGCTCGTAGCTGTATAGACTTTTTCAGTTGCCCATATGGCATATCAGGTGACCCACCATATATTAATTGTAATTGCAAAATAGGTGAAAAGTTTAAGTATAATTGCATTGACTGCACAAAACATTGGCTTGAAAGCGAGGCGGAAGAATGAGCAGTAAATCAATGATACCCAAATATGTCGAAAAGCTGTTAGAAAGACGAAGCAAGCTTGCAGAGAATTTAATATCAGTCATACTTGAACTTGATGATTATTGTGAGCGAATCGGTATTGATATGTGTGATGACTCTGCTGTTATTGGCACAAACCCTATTATATTAAGTGAGCCTGATGTCGCTTATGACAGAACTAAATTAGCAATCGAAAAGGCATTAAAAGAAAATAGAGCTAAAAGGGATAAGGAGCGTGAGTGCTGTGAAATATAACTTGCCCGGTTGCGATTTCAAGCGGTGTAAACTTTTTTCTGACGGTAATTGCACGAGCAAGCAGAAGTACGATTTCTAATTACGAGAAGGAGAGTTTGAACCTAACATTCAAACTCTAATCGAAATGTCAAAACTCTTTAATATTCCGATTGATGAACTGCTGAAAGGAGGTAAAAAGAAAATGGATAATAAATTAAAAATTCGTGAGTTCTGCGGTGATTATGCATTGGATATACCGTTCGCAGACGGTAGTGTAGACACGATATACTTTAATTCAAAACGAAATGCCGAAACAGTTAAGCATATTATCGAAGTTGACGGAAGTAAACCCAACGAAGCAACCGTGTGTGATATGCAAGAGATTAAGCACGGAAAATGGCTTGTGAAAGAGTTTGATTTGAAGGAACTTGAAGAATATATACATCCGTATGATGGACTACACGGTACACCGTTTTGCTCCATGTGTGGCAGAAACGCATTGCTCAATGGTGCCGAGGAATATGTGGACAGCAACTACTGCCCTTACTGCGGTGCAAAAATGGATGGAAAGGAAGAAAAATAATGCTTAAACCTGCAATATTATACAGAGATGAAATATTTGCAAAACTATTAGAATATAGTTACACCGACAATATGCTTTTTTATATGGGGTGTTTAGGCAATGAGTTGCCTACAATCGAAGAAAATAGCAGCGGAAATATCTATCAATACGCTATTATCGGTAAGGACAACAAGCTAATAGGGTATTTTGCATATTCTGTTGATTGGTATTCTTCTTGTGTTTATAACTTTGGATTGTTTGCTTTCGACAGGAATAATACCACGATTGGATTCGATGTTTATAAGGAGCTAAGAAAGATAATCAATGACTACCATATTCACCGAATGGAATGGAGAATGATTCAGGGAAACCCTGTTGAGAGGCATTATAATAACTATTGTAAACACTATAACGGCAAAAAGTTTGTGTTTACAGACTCTTTTAAGGATAGATACGGGAAATACCATAACGAAGTTATTTATGAAATTATATTTAATAGGAGTGGAAGTAGATGATTGTTATTGTTTCTGAAATAGTATGACTTGGCAGGTATTATTAAGGAAATTGAGTATGCGAACGAATTTACAACTTAAGCGGCGGTGAGTATGTCTATAGTGACTTAAATGATTTTTTGCAGTTACGGTGAGAGAAAGTGAGGTAATGGTAATGGCTGAATGGATACATGATTATGATTATGATGGAGATTATTATTATTGTTCTGAATGTGGACATTATTTAGAACCGTATGAATTATTGCCACATTGGATAATACCTAATGAATGTCCTGATTGCGGTGCGAAAATGGACAAGGAATGATATTTAATGAAATATTATTATAAACTAATTAATAATGAAACAAATGAAATAGAGTGTTATATAGCAAGTCCTGTGTATATAATTCCTGAAAACCTTTGTGATGTATTTGAACTTAGTGGATATCACGCTATAAATTGTACAAAACAGGAATATGACGAAGAATCGTATGATGAAAATACCTGAACTAAAAATCAAGCCTTGTCTGAGTTGCGGTGTAAAAAATAGATAAGGAGTAAACGAAAGGAATGGGGAAGATGAATGACGGTTTCTGAATTGTGCCATTTGTTACAATATTTGGTGGCTGATGGGAAAGGTGATTATCAGGTTACTTGTGAAGCTTTTACTGTTGGCACTGACGATGAAATCGAAATAGATAATAAGAATAAAGAGATTTCATTTTGAAAGGTGGTGATGTATATGCTTGTAAACAGCAACGCTGATAAATAAAGTTAGGAGGAATTGAATGAAGAAATATGAAAAAATAGTGTATGTCAGCCACAAATACGGTGGCGACAAAAATAATCTCAAAGAGGTTGAAGAAATAATTAAAACACAGCAAAAGAAACATCCGAATTATATGTTTATTTCGCCGTTACATATGTTTGGCTTTCTGTACAACGATATGTCTTATGAAGATGGGCTTGAACTTTGCCTATATCAGCTTGCAGAGTGTGACGAAATATGGGTGACAGGCGAAAAATGGTACGATTCGACAGGTGTTATCAAGGAAATTGAGTACGCAAACGCACATAAAATTGATGTTTTATTCGTAAAAAATGCAGAAGATAATCCGCACAAAGTTGAAGGTTATGATTATGTCAAAGGTTTGATTGATGGAATAAAGGCAAACAAAGTTAGTAGCGATAAGACACCTGTACCAACAGCACCAGTTATACATAAATATGACAACACATGCGAGAACACTAAAAGCGCATACATAAATGAGGACAATATTATTCGTACATATATAGCTTATAATGTTGTTGATCCTCTTGTAAGAAATTTTATGAATATATGTGGTGTACAGATTCTCACCAAATGTCCTTTCTGCAAATCTGTAAATAAAATCACACTTGAGGATGGAAGTCCAGTAAGCATACCTTGTAATAATTGTCATAACCTGCTTACCTTTAGTCATCTTACATATGGTGATATTCTCAGGAAGAATGGGTGATAGGTATGAAAATAATTAAACGAGATGGTCGAGAAGTTGATTTTGACCGCAATAAGATTATTTCTGCAATTGGAAAAGCAAATAGTGAATCCCATGCAAACCACGAAAAAACATTGTCTGATGATGAAATTAAAAATATTGCTACAAGAATTTATGACAAGCTCAGACGAAGTAAGAGAATTTACTCAGTTGAAGATATACAGGACTTAATTGAAGAATACATAGATAAATACGGCTGTTTTTCTTTGGCAAAAAGATACACGCTTTACCGATACAAGCAGAGTTTAATCCGTAAGAAGAATACTACTGATGATGCAATCCTCTCATTGATTGATTTAAGTAATGAGAACATCAAACAGGAAAACTCAAATAAAAATCCCACTATTATTCCTACACAGCGTGACTATATGGCAGGCGAGGTCAGCAAAGATTTGACTGATAGAGTTTTACTTCCTCAAGATATCGTTGAGGCTGACAGAGAAGGAATTATTCATTTCCACGACAAGGATTATTTTGCACAACACACTTATAATTGTTGTCTGTGTAATCTTGATGATATGCTCCAGAACGGGACGGTTATCAGTGGCACTATGATTGAAAAACCACATAGTTTTTCAACGGCTTGTACAATTGCAACACAGATTATAGCTCAGGTTGCCAGCAGTCAATATGGTGGACAGAGCATCAGTCTTACTGCCCTCGCACCGTTTGTGGATATTAGCCGACAGCACATTAAAGATGAGTTAAGAAGAGAGTGGACTCAGTGTGGATTTGAAACTGACGACAATAAGATTGCCGAGATAGCCGAAGAAAGACTTCAGAAGGAAATTAACAAAGGTGTTCAGACAATCCAATATCAAGTGGAAACACTTTTAACAACTAATGGACAAGCTCCTTTCATCACAGTGTTTATGTATCTTAACGAGGCTAAAAACGAGCAGGAAAAGCACGACCTCGCCATGATTATCGAAGAAACACTTAATCAAAGATATAAAGGCGTAAAAAATGAAAAGGGTGTGTGGATTACACCTGCGTTTCCAAAGCTTATTTATGTGCTTGAGGAGGATAACATAACAGAGGACAGCAAGTATTGGTATCTTACGGAGCTTGCTGCAAAGTGCTCGGCTAAAAGGCTTGTTCCAGATTATATATCTGAAAAGGTGATGAAAAAGCTAAAAGAAGGAAATTGTTTCCCTTCGATGGGTTAAACGGCTCATCTAAAACTCCGTGAACATAAATCAAAATGGTGTGCATTACACGAATAGGAACTGTAGGAAATGACAGTTAAGTAGTGTGCTAACAGGGGACTTTTGGGGTGAAATTTAGACTTGAACTATCCTGTGCCAAGACGCATATGCGTAAGGTCAAGAGACTATCGAAAGCATAGCACAAATAGCTTTGTGTGATGAAGTGAGTAGAGTACATCTGAACAATGATACAGATGGAAGTGCGGAGTGAGCGAGTTAGCATAATAACTCCCAAAGATATAGTCCAGGCTGTTGATACCGAACAGTCAGTGTAGAAGCTTTTTATCACCGTACAAAGAAAATGGTGAATACAAATTTTATGGCAGATTCAACAAAGGCGTAGTTACAATCAATCTTGTTGATGTAGCCTTATCGTCAGGTAAAGATAAAGAGAAGTTTTGGAAGATTTTCGATGAGAGATTGGAGTTGTGTTATAAAGCCCTCTTGTGCAGATATGAGAGGCTGAAAGGAACAGTGTCGGATGTAGCTCCGATTATTTGGCAACACGGTGCATTAGCAAGACTTCAGAAAGGTGAAACCATTGATAAATTACTTGTTGGTGGTTATTCGTCAATCTCACTTGGTTATGCAGGATTGTATGAGTGTGTAAAGTATATGACAGGCAAATCTCATACGGATCCGGAAGTGACACCGTTCGCACTTGATATTATGAGATATATGAACAAAAAGTGTGATGAATGGAATGAGCAACTTGATTTAGGTTTTTCGCTGTATGGTTCTCCAATTGAAAGTACGACTTACAAATTTGCAAAATGTTTACAGCGAAGATTTGGCATTATTGAAGGTATTACAGATAAGAACTACATTACAAATAGCTATCATGTAAATGTCAGAGAGCCTATTGATGCCTTTGCAAAACTGAAACTTGAATCACAATTTCAGGCATTAAGTTTAGGTGGAGCAATTAGTTATATTGAAACTTCTAATTTGCAAAATAACACAGAAGCTGTCCTGTCTGTTATGCAATTTATCTACGACAATATTATGTATGCTGAACTCAACACTAAAAGTGATTACTGTCAAGCGTGCGGATATGACGGAGAGATTGATGTAATAGAAAATGAAAACGGTAAACTTATTTGGAAGTGTCCAAACTGCGGAAACACAGATGAAAGCAAATTGAACATCTGTCGGAGAACTTGTGGGTTGAGTGTAAGCCCACTTTAAACCGAATAAACTGCGGGGAAGTCCCCATAACCTTAATGGCTACAACATAGCTGGAAACGGCAAGTGTGAATGCGGTATAGGATTAAATCTATCAGTCCGATAGGATAGAAACCATAAAAACATTAAGCAAGGGATTACCGAGTGTGCAAGTCACTCTTACGCAACGAAACTCCTTAACAGGCAATGCTGATGGAGGACGCTCAACGACTATAATTTCGGGGAATTGTTTCTTATGCAAACAATGATATTGTATAGTCTACTCCCCTAATAAATATCGGGAAACCGAGGGTATAAAAGGATATAGGAACTAACTTCTGGAATCAAGGAAGAACACAAGAAATCAAAGAAAGATATGTGCATTTGGGTGGCAACGAGTGAATTATATAAAAATCACTAAACACGATATTGCCAATGGGGTTGGAGTCAGAGTTGTACTATGGGTGAGCGGTTGTACCGTTCATTGTTATAACTGTCAAAATTCTTCAACTTGGGATTTTACAGCCGGACAACCATTTACTAATAACACTATGACTGAATTACTTGAAGAGTTAAGTCCTGATTATATATCGGGGCTAACGCTCTCAGGTGGGCACCCATTGGATCAAGCAAATCAACAACAAATATCTAATATTGTAAAAACGGTCAAGACCAAATTACCAAACAAAACAATATGGCTATATACAGGTTATACATACGAACAGATATTGAAATCTAAGTTTATTGTAAACGAAATCTTGCCCTATATAGATATTCTTGTTGACGGTAAATATGATTACACCAAGCGAGACATCACACTTGCTTGGTGTGGTTCATCAAACCAAAGAGTCATAGATATTCAGAAAAGTTTAAAAGGAAATAAAGTGATTTTGTTTAAAAAAGAGTGAAAAGTATAGAATTTTTAAAAAATCCCTTTAAGTATACAGGTGCAAAATATAAATTGTTATCTTAATTATTGCCACTATTTCTTAATAGAATTGACAATTTTGCGGATAGGTTCGGCAGAAATTGCAAGCAAAGAATTAAATCGCAACTTTATTGGTATAGAAATCGACAAAGATTATTACAACATTGCACAAGAAAGAATAAACAATACTAAATATAATGAGGTGATATAATGAGCAAAATTCAATTAATAAACAGAGACTGTATTGAGGCTATGACACAAATTCCCGATAAGTCAATAGATATGATTTTATGTGATTTGCCTTATGGAACAACACAATACAAATGGGATATTATCATTCCATTTGAACCATTGTGGAAAGAATATAAAAGAATCATAAAGGATAATGGGTGTATAGCGTTGTTTAGTAGTCAACCATTTACAAGTTCATTAGTAATGAGCAATCCTAAAATGTATAAATATGAATGGATATGGCAGAAAACCCATCCAAAAGGACATTTAAACGCTAAGAAGATGCCAATGAGAGCACACGAAAATATTGAAATTTTTTATAAAAAACCACCGTTGTATAATCCACAAATGACTCATGGACATACAAGAAAGGTTGCTAAAGCAAATTGCATAAGGGAATCAGACGGTAATAGCTGTTATGGAAGAGAAATAAGAAATACATTTTATGACAGCACAGATAGATTTCCGTTAGATGTACAAATATTTAGTAATGGCAATCAGTGTGGCAAATTTCACCCAACACAGAAACCTGTAGCATTATGTGAATATTTAATTAGAACATACACAAATGAAAATGATACAGTTCTTGATAATTGTATGGGTTCAGGAACAACAGGTGTAGCTTGTAAAAATCTTAATAGAAATTTCATTGGTATAGAAATTGATGAAAACTATTTTAATATAGCGAAAGAAAGAATTGGTGAATAGTATTATAAACCTTAGATTTTTTTTGGGGGGTGGTAACTATAAAAAATAATTAAGAAAAGTACGGCAAATATAACGAATCGCAGAGAGATATTTCTCTGGCTTGGTGTGGTTCTAAAAATCAAAGAGTTATAAGAGTACAAAAAAGTTTGAATGCAGGAAAAATAATTACATTGTAAGGAGATGATAGTATAGATTATTTGAAAAACCCGTTTAATTACATCGGCGGTAAGTATAAATTACTTCCTCAAATCCTACCTTTATTTCCAAAAGAAATAGATAAGTTTGTAGATTTATTCGGGGGGGGTGGAGAAGTTGCGATGAATGTAAATGCCAAACAGGTTGTGTATAACGATAAATGCAAACCGCTCGTTAATATCTTTAGAAATCTTGATAGCAAATTCGTAGACGAAGTTAAAGAAATGATTGATACATACAAACTGAACAAGTTTAGTAAGCAAGAATTTCTTAATTTAAGAAGTTACTATAATACAAATCTGAAAGATAACCTTGATAGAGAAAATGCAGTAGTTTTATATTGCTTAATTACTCACGCATTCAACTATCAAATAGCCTTTAATAAGAGCAGAGAGTTTAATATGCCATCTGGCGCAAGCAGGTCTTACTTCTCTAAGTCATTAGAAGATAAACTTGTAAAATACATAGAAGCTATCGACAAGAAAAATATTAGTTTTTACAGTAGCGATTTCCATAATTTGAATTTAGATTCGCCAGAATTTAATGACACTTTCTATTATTGTGATCCGCCTTATTTGGCTACTGACGGCACATATAATTCAAGAGATTATTTTTGTAAATGGTCAGAAGATTATGAGAGAGAGCTTCTTAATTTACTTGACATTATTAACTCAAAAGGTGGCAAATTTGCTTTGTCAAATGTTATAGAACACAAAGGAAAAGAAAATACGATTCTTAAAGAGTGGAGCAAAAACTACAACACACATTATCTAATCAAAGATTACAATAATTGCAACTACCACACTAAGGTGAAAACAGGCAACAGTTCAACGGAAGTTTTAATCACAAATTATTAAGAAAAATTAACAAGGGAGATGGTATTTTAGAATATGGCTACCGCAAATGATTTTCCTATCTCTAAGGAAAATATAGGAAAGTTTTGTGATGTAACAATTGCTCTTAGACATCATTTAGAAGCATTACAACTTTACTCAGAAAGATATCGTGAGTTTAAATCACAATTCAATTCATATTATGGACAAATTGACGATTTATTACATCAAATTTCTTTAGAAAATACAACTGATAGTCAAAAAGCGATCTTGATTGATAAATTGTGTGAAGTAAAGGCGGAGCAAGCAATAATAAAAGATTTTATGAAAGTATTTACTCCTATAAAGGAATGGTACTCTGTTCATCATTGTGAACTTGATAGTTTTAAATCAGTAGTCGATAAAATAATAAAAATCAGAGAAAAACAATCTAAAAGGCACTATGTCCAAAGAACCAATGTTGTTAATGAGACATTAGGGAGAGAGTCACAAATTATTAAAGGAGATGACGAAAAATCAAAACAGCTAAAGAGTTAGAAGATACAATCAACTTTTTCACACAAACAACAGAGGATTATCAAAACAATACTGAAAACGAATCATTACACGACTACGAAACACAAGATATCTTACATAAACTTGAACTTGAAGATGTGTCGTATCACGACACTGCCAAACTTGGAAAAGCCCTAATGAAAGTTAGAGAGAACCGCAGGAAAGCAAAAGATAGTGTAGAACTTAATGCTCCATTAGCAGAATGGATTCAGTCACATTCTGATGTGTTGAAGTCCTTACAAAAAGTGTTGGGAGAGACAAGAAAAATCGAAGATAAGCAGAATAGACGAATGTATATTCCGAGAACAAAAATTGTAGAGGAGGTAATTCATTGATTAATACCAGTTGGGCATTTACAGAAAATGCCGATGCGCTCGCAAAAGAAAATTTAGAAATACATAAGCAGCTTGCTCCAAAAGCAAAACAAGTATGGAAGAATTTTTACACCCAAAAATACGATATAACTCAAGACGATATGAAAAACTATATGTGTTATACATCGCAAGGCTACGGCTACGGCAATGTCACTTATAAAGTTTTAAGTAATCCGTTCAATTTCACAGAAGATGAACAGGCTCTGATTTGCGATGGTGGCAATCTTTGTTTTGGCTATCGTAAAGTGGGTAACTTAATTACGATTTATACAGATTAAGGAGATATCAATGAAGTATATGGGTAGTAAGTCTCGTATTGCTAAATATATTGTTCCAATATTACAGGAATGTATTGACAGCAATCATGTGACCACATACATAGAACCCTTTGTTGGAGGGGGTAATGTAATTGATAAGATTCGTTGTCAAGAGCGTATAGGCTCTGACATAAATCCGTATCTGATAGCATTGCTCAAAAGAGTACAAGAAGGAAAACCTTTACTTGATGAAGTGTCGAGAGATGCATATAACCTTGTAAAAGACGCTTGGAAAGACGGGACAGATAAAGACAAATACGAACAGTGGTATGTTGGAAATGTAGGTTTTCTTGCTTCGTATAATGGCAGATGGTTTGATGACGGGTATGCAAAGCCTACCAGTATAAAAACACCTAATGGGAGTAAAATCCGTGACGGGTATCAAGAGAGTAAACGCAACCTCGAAAAACAGGCAAGTAATTTGTTCAATATTACTTTAAAGTGTAACGAATATAAGGAGTATGCTCCACAACACTACAAAGGTTGTGTATTTTACCTTGATCCACCGTATTGGAACACTAAGCCATACAGTATTAATCCAACTTTTGACCACGAGGTTTTTTGGGGTTGGGCAAGAGAGTTGTCTAAAAACAATTATGTGTATATTAGCGAACTTGTTGCCCCAAAAGACTTTGAAATAGTTTGGAACAGGTCAACATTAGTTAGCTTAGATACACAACATAAAAACACAAGAAATGAATGTTTGTTTAAATGGAAAGGAGAACGATAAATGAATATTGTACAAGTAAGACACATACAGGATAAAAACGCAAAAAGATATACATACAAAGTCCTAGACAATGAATCTCTTAATAAAGGAGATATGGTTCTAACACGAAATGTTAATGGAAAAGAGAGTGTTGCAATTTGTGTTACAGATAGCGAAAACCTTTCGACTAATGCCATTGATATGATTATGTGTGGTGCTGAAGTGCTGAGTGAAGTTATTGGAATATATAAAATTCATAAGTTTAAAACTGAATCCGAAATAGATTTGGAAAACACCGTAAATAAATACACACAAGCAATAGCAAAATATCATACAGCAACAATTCCAGAGGTGTAAAAATGGCAGATAAAACACGAGTTTTAAAAAAATAGGAGTGATGCTATTGATTGAGATTTACAAAAAAGGACGACTCAACACCGATATTAAAGATTTTTCATGTAAATATTGTGGCTGTGGTTTTACAGCTACGAAAGAAGATTACGAGATTCATTATTATCCTGTAGATAGTAAATTTTTCTTTTGTGCGAAATGCCCATGCTGCTGCCAAGATGTAATAACGGAGGAATTTTAGATGATAAGTAACCCAGAACACGGTTGGTGCGACATCCAAATTGGCAATTGGAGTGGCAAACTCAGTTATATAGACGATGCACCTGTAGTTCTACTGAATGCCTTTTACAATGTTTTAGCAATCAAAAAGCCCGAAGTTGTATGTTTCGATGCCGAGGGTATGAATTATTGGATTGTGTTTGATTTGTCAGACACGATTATCATAACCGAAGATGAAAATTGTCAATACAGTGTAAGTCATCAAGATATCAATATTAAAGAATTGTCTCTGGAACTTTGTAACGATATCCGCTCTAATTTATATGAATGGGCACATTGGACAGCAGAATATGATTATAACGGTTCTGTTGATTCTGATCATTTTAATCAGTGTAAGAAGAGATTATGTTACGATGTTTTTAACCTATTAGACATCTTGAATAACAAAGGTGATGTAACTGAGATTGTTTGTTAAAGAAGGTGAAAATACGACAATGGAAATTATTATACAAGGTAAACCTGAGTTGCAAGTAGTTGAAACAATGTATACAAAAGAATGTTTGAGATGTCATTGTGAATTTAGTTTTAATATCAATGAAACACATTTTGGAGACCTTATATATGATAACTGTATGTATGTTCGGTGTCCGTGGTGTGAACATGAAATTCAAGAATATTGTTAAAAGAAAGATTTTAATATGTTGCAAATGCAACAGAAAGGATTTATGATGACTCGAAAAAGATTTAAAAAACTAATGTATTCACTTGGGTATCAGCGTAATAGTATTAACCAATGGATATCTCAATTCCGAAAAGAAAACGGTTCAGATAGTAGATCGTACTCATTCTACTATCTTTATTACCCATATCTTCATTATCGTGAAAATCTTGACCACTTCTTTGAGTCTGGAGAAGGCTCTTTCGATAAATGCAATGACATATTCAATACGGATTGTGATTGGGTGTTTCAACACTTGCGTTATGTAGCAAATGAAGATGTTTGACAATCGATATTATATGAATAAAATTGTTTAGCATTGTAACTAAACTTGCAAACAGGAGTGAATGAAATGATTCAAATTATTAGAGAAGGTAATCTTAAATCACCAATAATTAGATTTAATTGTCTTAGATGTAAGTGTGTTTTTGACGCAGATAAGGATGACTACAAACTGATAGCAACTTCAGGTGGCTTAGCATATATAACAGATTGTCCGCATTGTCACAAAAGAGTGGCTTATATGATGACAACAGATAGGAGATATATATGATTTACTATTTAACTGATAGAACTCTTGCAAGAGCAATTGAGCGTTGCAGTAACGAAAATTATAACTACCTTATTGTCCTTAAAGATAACAGCAATTTTGACGAAATTGCTGTTTCGATTCTCGAACAGGCGATTATGAGCGATACATACTTAAATACTTCGTCATATTTAACCTATGACCGTATTTCCTTTAGAACAGGTACAATCACCATCTATAAAGATTCGTTAATTACAAACGATTTTAAGGGCGTTTATGATGAGATACTCGTTGACGAATGGGTAGAAGATAGTAAATGGGAAATCCTTGCCAAGCATACAAACAGTCACGGTTCATATAAAGAGAAGTATAAGTCAAAGGAGGAACTTAGTTTTGCATAAAAACATTGATTATGAGTCCTTACTTAGTTTTGCACAGGACAACCCTAACGCCGGCATATCACTGACAATATCAGAGAATGAATTTGACCAAGTAATTGAGACTATTATATCGGCATTGATTACCAACGAAACACCACCAACACAATTAGTTAGTTATCTGGAATATAAAACTCATCATATCTACATTGAATTTGTCAACGAAGCAACGCTTGAAATAAACACAATTGAGGGGTGATAAAATGAAAAGAAAACTATCCCTAAACCAGTAAGATTTAAAGTATATGAAAAATACAACGGACATTGTGCATATTGTGGTTGTGAACTTGAACTAAAGGATATGCAAGTTGACCATATTGAAAGTGTGTATTGGTATAACGGTGTAAATGATATTGAAAACTACAATCCTGCTTGCAGAATGTGTAATTTTTATAAATCAACAATGCCTATTGAAAATTTTAGAGGGCAGTTAGGCAAGTTAACTTCAAGACTCGAAAAGACTTTTATTTATCGTTTAGCGAAAAAATATGGTTTAATTCAGGAAGTTGAAAAGCCTGTGAAATTTTATTTTGAAGAGGAGAACAACCAATGAATGACTATAAAACCAGACTTTTATCCGAACACAAAGAAGTCGTAGATAAAATCAATAAACTGAGGGTATTTCTTAATAAATGGGACAACGGACAACTTTCGTTTATCCCAAGGCTCTCAAGGGCAAACTATTCAAAAACACTTGAAGCAATGTGTAATTACAAGATGCTTCTTGAAAGTAGAATGCTGATGGACAAAATATCCTTTAAGGAGGTCGAAAATGTTTAAATTTAAGCCATACATAACGGTTATTGGGGAAAACGGTTTAACGGTAGATTTTGAGTTGTCACAACTCGGCACCTTTATGGTAAACAATATTGATATTGATAATGGGTTAATTTGGTGCAATGAAGTTTATATTGAAACTAAGGCAATTGATTTATCAGTTCTCGAACGCAGATGTTCTCGTTTTAAGTTATTTGCCAACACTGTTACACAGATTATTCTTCATCCTTATAGAGCAAAAAGCAAATCTCTAATCTTGCATTTGGACACTGATGCCAAAGTTATACATAATAAAGACACGAACACAATTATTATTTCAAACTTATCAGATACGGAGGTGATGGAGAATGGGTAAAATCACAATCTTACCAGAAACAACCATTGATCCAATTTCGTTAATGGGCAGACGAGCAGGTATATGTTGGGGAAAAGATATTACAGACAGTGAAAAAAACTACAAACGAGGTCTTGATTGTATTAAATCTAATCACGGTAGAGTGTTTGAATTTGTAAATATTGAAGCGATTATTGAAGATTACTCAGCAAGAGTAATTAGGGAATGGTATACACATATTGGTGGCAGTCCTACACGACTTCAAAGTAGCACAAGATATGTCAACTACGATAACTTTGAATACATAATTCCCAAAACAGTACAGACTGAAGAACAGAAAACTTGGTACAACAACGCTATTGACACTATCAGTCAAACACTTAAAAATCTTGAAGAAAGTGGTGTTAAGAGAGAAGATGCTGCAATGTTACTTCCGTTGGGTATGACAACTAAAATTGTAGACAAGCGAAATGTTAGAAATGTTATTAGTATGGCAGAACAGAGAATGTGTTCGAGAGCGTATTGGGAGTATAGAGAACTCTTTAACGAATACATAAAGCAGTTAAAACTCTATTCAAAAGAGTGGGCAACACTAATTCCTATGGTTATGAAACCGAAATGCGATGTGCTTGGATATTGCCCTGAGAAATACAGTTGTGGAAGAAAACCGAGAAAGGATTGATTATTATACAGCAAAAACATTATTTAGATATTGAGAGACTTAAACCTAATTATTTAGATGCGTTTTCGGAAGGCGACGAAATCGTAATTCAAGAAAAAATTGATGGAGCGAACTTTTCAATTCGTTACGATGCCGAAAGTGATAGTATTAAGGCATTTAGCCGCAGAAAGGAATTGAACGAAACCAACACTCTAAGAGGGGCTTGGAATTGGTCTCAAACACTTGATAAAGAATTAATTAAAACGGTATTGGGGAGTAATCTTATATTGTTTATGGAGTGGCTTGTACCCCATACTGTAAAATATCCTGACAACAAATACCATAAAGCATATTGTTATGATGTATATGATACCAACACACAACAGTATTTAAAACAAACAGAAACAGAAAAAATTGTAAAAGAACTTAATCTTACATTTGTTCCTGTCTTTTATAAAGGTCGATTTACGAATTGGGATGATGTAAAAACTTATATTGGTAAAACACAAATGGGCGGAGAATACGGTGAAGGTATAGTTATAAAAAACCAAACAACTTTAAATAATCCAAACACAAGACTACCATTTTATGTAAAGCTTGTATGTGAACAGTTTTGCGAAACAAAAGGACACAAACAAAACCGTATGGTTGATACAGACGCATTAGCCAAAAAAGCTGAAAATCAGCGTTTAGTAAATACAATTGTTACTAAAGCCAGAGTTCGTAAACTTATACATAAGATGGTTGATGATGGTGTAGTACCTGAAAATTGGAGCAATACAGAAATGGGAATAATTGCTAAAAATATCGGAAAAGACATTTATTATGATTGTCTTAAAGAAGAAAAAGATGTTGTTGAAATGGTTGGTCACGAGTTTGGTAAATTCGCTCACAGTTCCGCAATGAGATTAGCAAGAGAAATTCTGTCAGAAAGGGAACTGAACATTTAACAGCAATTAATGAGACGGTTACGATTTATCAAACGAATGGGATAGATTTTTTGAAAACACATTGAAAACTTATGCTAAATATTTAAAAGGAGAGATTATTTGAAAGATTGGACAGGAAATAGTAAAAGTGTTCATTCCGTTTTAGGAGCTTCTAACCACTCTCTTAAAGAGAGGGAAACAAATGATTATTATGCCACAGAACCTAAAGCTGCTGAACTTCTACTTCAAGTAGAAGATTTCGCTCCTAATATTTGGGAATGTGCTTGTGGAGAATGCCATTTGTCTAAAGTATTTGAGGCTCACGGTTACAATGTTAAGTCAACAGATTTGATTTACCGTGACGGAGGAATGTCAGAAACATTCGATTTTTTAGCAGAGTCAAAATCTAATTCGTGGAACGGCAGTATTATTACAAACCCACCTTATAAATATGCTTATGAATTTGTAGAAAAAGCGTTAGATACAGTTACAGAAGGTAACAAAGTGGCAATGTTTCTGAAATTACAATTTCTTGAGGGTAAAAAACGAAGAAAATTATTTGACACTAATCCGCCACAAACAATTTATGTATCAAGTTCAAGACTTTTGTGTGCTAAAAATGGAGATTTTGAAAGCACAACATCAAGTGCTGTAGCTTATGCTTGGTATGTGTGGCAAAAGGGATACAAAGGAAACACAATTGTTAAGTGGATTAACTAAAAGGAGAATGATATGCGAATTATTGTTAATATGATAACAATTATAGTGCTACTGGTATGTGTAACACTTAACATAGGTGCTACTGTTTATGAACATAAAACTACATATCCAAACAAAAAAGCATTACAAAACATTTATTGGTACACATACCTTATTGTACTTGTAGATATTGGTATTATGTGGGGTGTGCAGATAGGAAGTCATTTTTAAGGAGGTATATATGAAATACATTAAGAAAGCAATGCCGATTGAAGCCTTTCAGTATAAAGGAGACTTCACTATTCCTATATGGGCAATTAAAGCGTATAAAGACGGTTTGCTTTATTTTAAAGATGATGGAAGTTTATATATTCATACACTTAAAGGCGAAATGAAGTGTGACTCAAATAGCTACATAGTTCAGGGTGTCAGAGGTGAGATTTATCCTTGTAGACAGGACATCTTTGAGGAAACATATATGGCGGTGGAAGAATGAAGAAAAGAATACTTGCTTGTGTTTTGACAATGACATTAATATTAATGTTGCTGGTTGGTTGTATATCTGGTTGGTTGTATATCTAGCAAAGCATCAACTAAGACCAGCGATATGTTTGAATACATAGGGCACAGTTCGGAAGCCAACTGTAAAATTGTCTATGACACAGAAACAAAAGTTATGTACGCTACTCGTAATTACAGGTCGATGATTCTACTTGTTGATGAAGATGGCAAACCAAAACTTTGGAAAGAATAAAATTTAGGATTTAAAAGGAAAGAGGTGAAATATATGTTTTACATTACTGGTGATTTACATGGTGAATATGACATACACAAACTGAGTTCTAAACGATTTCCAATGGGTAACAATCTAACACGAGATGATTACCTAATTATTTGTGGTGACTTTGGCTTAGTGTGGAATAATGGAAATTCTGAAATGTATTGGCGAGATTGGCTTAATAACAAACCGTGGACAACCTTGTTTGTAGATGGAAACCACGAAAAATTCCCCTTGCTAAATCGTTACCCCATAACTCAAAAGTGGGGTGGAAAAGTGCATCAGATTGAAGATAATATTTATCATCTCATGCGTGGACAAGTGTTTGAAATTGATGGCAAAACATTTTTTACAATGGGCGGTGCATCGAGCCACGATATACAGTATCGCACAAAGAATGTTGACTGGTGGGAAGAAGAACTACCCAATGAAGCTGAAATGCAGGAAGGGTTGGCAAATCTTGATAAGCATAACTGGAAGGTAGATTGTGTAATTACGCACTGTGCTCCAACCGAATTTGTCGCCAATTGTATCAATGTGGGGTACAGTGCGGACACTTTAACCGAATACCTACAGTACATTGATGACAAGTTGGATTATGAACATTGGTATATGGGACATTATCACCTTGATGTTATATTTGGTTCGGATTCAGAAAAGCAAAAGCATATTTTGTATAACTATGTGGATGTGATTGATTAACACGGAAAGGATGACGAATATATGGGAATGGTATTTTTCTTATATCGCTTTATTTACTCAACGCAAATGGGGTTGTAGTACCTAACGGATGTTTTATTACAGTATGAGGTTTCACAATTTTTAGTTCACTACTCAGTATATTATCTGCAATTGTCAAAGCGTTTAGCGATAAAAAAATAATTAAGGAGAATAAATATGGAAATTAAAATTAAATACTTTACAAACATCGAAAAGATTAAACAAATCCCGAACGGAGATTGGGTTGATTTAAGGTCAGCTATTGACATTACACTCAAAAAGGGTGAGTTTACTATTGTTCCACTCGGAGTAGGAATGAAGTTGCCGTTCGGCTATGAGGCTCATATTGTGCCAAGAAGCAGCACTTACAAAAATTATGGCATTATTCAGACAAATCATATGGGAGTAATTGATAACTCTTATTCGGGTGATAACGACCAATGGGGTATGCCCGTAATTGCAATGAGAGATACAACCATACATAAAAACGATAGAATTTGTCAGTTTCGTATCACACAGAAACAGCCTGATTTTGAGTTTACAGAAGTAGAATGTCTTGACACAAAAAGTCGTGGCGGCTTTGGCTCTACAGGCAAGCAGTAAGGAGGAATAATTGTGATTACATATAATGATTTTGAAAGATATCTTGCCAAAATTCAAAGAATCCATGAACTTGAAGATAAGATTTTAAATCTTGGTGATGAGTATAGTGATTTGGTTTTAGAATATGTATCGCCATTTGCATACCATGGTGTAACTATGGAAGATGAACTTATTGACTGTCTCGAAAAAGGTTTAAACCTTAAGCCTGATGAATACGGTGATACTTGGGTATCGTATTGGGTTTGGGAGACAGATTGTGGTCAGAGAAATACAGTTGTAGAAATTGACAATAAAGAAGTGGATATCGCTGAAATTGCTAACTTATGGAAAGTTATCGAATGGGAGATTCAGAATAATTGGAATGCCTTTGTGGATAAATTTAACGCAATCCCTTCGGTGAGTCATTTTTATGCAGAAGAGATGGAAAAAGTTAATTTAGCCCACGACAAAAAGCCAGAATAATATAGAGCGAATAGGAGATATGTATATGCAGAAAAAAACGAAAAAGAAATTAAATATAAAGCTTGGTTTGATTATTGTTGCTATTATTGTAGCTATTGGCATAATGTGTGTGTTTGGCTTGAATAGCGTTAAAAACACAGCAATCTCGTATGAGGAACAAATCAGCACAGCTCAATCAGACATCAAAGTACAAGAGAAGCGTAGAGCAGACCTTATCCCTAATTTGGTGGACTGTGTTAAGCAATACGATCAGCATGAGTACAATACGCTAATGGATGTAATTAAAGCAAGAGGAGTTACATCCGATAGTAGTGTCGATGAAATTCAAACTATGATTTCAGCTATCGCTGAGGATTATCCTGAACTTAAAAGCAATGAAAACTACAACGACTTAATGGCAGAATTGTCTACCACCGAAAACTTAATAGCGAATTATCGCAGTAATTATAATAAGTTTGTTAAAAGCTATAAGCAATATGTAAGACGATTCCCTAATGAAAGTATTCTTACTCTCCTTGGATATGACACAGTTGACTATACATATTTAGACTATCAAGTATCAGACAATGCCCCTACTAATTTGTTTGGAGAATAGTACATGGCTAATAAACTTATAACTAAAAGAGAAATTCTGTTCAGCGTGGTTATTATATCTGTAATGCTTGCATTAGGCTTCTTGATTTCGTCGAACATAAGCAATGCTTTGATGGACGATTATCAACAATACAACACAGCACTACAAATTAATAATGATAAAAATGTTTTTCGTCACGGCATGAAAACAAACATAGGCAATGCTTTTGTATATAGTGACCTTTGTGCTTTAGATCCGGTTTCGTTTGATGAGATTGAAGGAAGTTACTCACATGTCAAAAAAGTTAAAGAACGATATACACGGCATACCCGTACAGTAACCAAAACTCGTATAAACGCTCAAGGCAAGACTGAAACATATACCGAAACGGAAACATATTATACTTGGGATTATGTAAATCGAGAAGTGAAAAATGCCACTACAATTAGCTTTTGTGGTGCGAGTTTCGATTACGGTACAATTGAGTTTCCAAGTGAACGAGAAATTACGACTGTATATCAAGGCAACGAATGGTGGCACTCAGTAGGGGATGTCAGATATGTGTATTATGGTTCTCCTATCGAATGTCGAGGTACACTTTATGCTTTGCTTGAAAATAATTCAATCTCAAATGTACACTTTTACTATGATAGCAACATTAAAGAGACAATTAACAGTTTGGAGTCCGAATGGCAGTTGATTCTGTTTTGGGTTATTTGGATTATTGTTATAGTAGGTCTCACAATAGGGTTTTATTATCTAAATAATAAATGGTTGGAAAGTTAACACATACGCCGAATCAATACAAGAAAAAAAAGGAGATAATATAATGAAAATTGGATATATTGTACAGTATGATTTAAAACTCAATCCACATCTAACAGAACCATTCCGTTTCAGAGAAGCAAGTTGTACCAAAAGGCTTACCTCTCATGGGTATAGAGTATACTCCAAAATGCTGATTCGTCCTGTAGATTATGAAGACATATTAGATAACGCAAATATAATGAAACAAAATCCAAACCTGATATTAGTAAGAGAACCATTTTTACTTGACGATGAATTGCGTGATAAGGTTCTCAAATGGACAGAATGGGCAAATAAAGCAAAGCCAGAAGAATATGATCCATGGTATAAGGAGAGTGCGTCAAATGAGTAAACAAACGATTGTAGTTAATCTTTACGGTCAGCCTTCCTGTGGTAAATCCACAGGGGCTGCTTATATATTTAGTCAGTTGAAAATGAGGGGTATTGACACGGAACTTGTAACTGAAACCGTTAAGGATATGGTATGGGAACATAACGATGACGCTTTGACGAATCAGCTATACATATTGGGCTTACACTCACAAAGATTTTGGAGACTGAGAAATCAGGTTAGAGTAATTGTAACTGACTCACCAATCCTGCTGACCGAAATTTATAACTCATTTGAAAAGTGTGGTTTTTACCCCTCAAAATCCATTGAAAAGTGTGTAAATGACACAGCCGAAGCATTTACCTCTCTCTTTAATAGCTTGAATTTCTTTGTTAAGCCTACTAAAAAATATAATCCAAATGGCAGATTACAAACCGAAATTGAAGCAAATAATATAGGTACACGAATTGAATCAATGCTAATCGAAAAGAATATCCCATATGAAATTATCAAAGGCAACCAAAAGGGGTACGATAAAGCCGTACAACTAATTGTGGATTACATTGACCGAGAGGATACAATGGATGCTATTAAAGAGGACAGAGAAAGGAACGGATTGAATGTTGTTTGAAGTTTATAAAGATGGACAAGGCAAATTCATGTGTAGTGATACAAGCTGTTTGCCAACGGAAAGTCAGCTTACAAGCATGAACAAAAATGGGTATGAATTTAAGCTGAACGGTAAGAAAGCAACGCTAAAAAGCGTATTAAAATTGATTGAAAAGTAAATAGAAATAATAACAATTTAATATTAGTTAGGTAGGTGTTCATATGAAACCAATGCTTACTCCAAAGGATATTATGGAAATTTTTGGTGTCAGTAAAAACACTGCATATAAAATGGTTAGACAAAAAGGCTTTCCTTCGATTAAGGTGGGGAATAGGTATGTTGTTAGAGAAAGTTCCCTTGAGAAATGGATTGAAACGAATGAAGGTCGAGAATTTATTTTACTTGAAAGAAAAATTTGAAATTACATAAAATTTTACCATAAATTTTTTCAAAAACTCTTGACTTTATTCGTTTCATCCGTTATAATAGTCACTGTTGAGTTGAGAACAGACAACATTTTCAAAGTCACAACTGTTGTCAAACTGTTGTCAAATTCAAATTTTGAATTCAAAAAATGCAGTGTTTAAGCCAAAAGTAGGCACTTCGACTAACTGCCTTCTAAGCAGTAGGTCAGGGGTTCGAGTCCCTTTTGGCGCGCCACTTATGGTGGGATTAGCGTAGTTGGTTAACGCGCCAGTTTGTGGCACTGGAGACCGCCGGTTCGAATCCGGCATTCCACCCCATTTGACTCATTAGCTCAGTTGGCAGAGCACTTGACTTTTAATCAAGGTGTCCGGAGTTCGATCTCCGATGGGTCACCAACAGCCGCTGAAGAAATTCTTTGGCGGCTTGTTTTTTAATAATCAATAAAAGTAGAATATATACTGAGCCGTCGCCAAGCGGTAAGGCAACGGACTTTGACTCCGTCACCCGTGGGTTCGAATCCCGCCGGCTCAGCCATGAAACAGGCACTTGCAATTATGTAAGTGCCTGTTTCAATTATAGTTACCTGTCGAGGGTTATGCTATTGCGTTGCAACGATACACATACAAAAGAATTCAAAAGAAAATTTTTTAAAAATACTCTTGACCTAAAGTCAGCTTGAGGTTATATAATATAGCTAAAGAGAGATATCTCTGATTTATATTTAAAAATTTATATGATAAGGAGCTCTGATTACG